TCTATGTTAGCTCTTACTACATATGATCTATTAGAAATTCCTAAGTATGAATATGTTGATAGCAAACCGTATTCGTTTCTTTCATCACCGTGTAGCATTGTGCCTTGTAGTGATTTGAATGATGGTTCGCCAAAGGTTGTAACCAGTTCTCTTTGCGAAGTGATCAAAAATGGTACTCCAGCATTTGCTGAAGTGGTACCAACAGCAGTATTGCCTGTGCTCGGATCTGTTTTGTCCTGTGCAGTAGCAACAACTACCAAAGGTACTGTACCTTGACCAGCTGATGCATACATTGATTCGTCAATGACTGAAACTGATACACCTGGTGATACTAAAGTTGGCATAGTTTATTTTCTCCCTACTATATGTGACAATTTTATTGTCTACTCTATATTATATAATGATATTTAGCCAATCTTTATAAAAAACACCAGAAGTACATTCCCTTTAAAGGTATTAAATAAACATAGTATGAGCGTGAAAGACGATATAAAGCACATAAGACCATTATGTAATTCTTGTAAAACTAGACCTGCGGCTTTTAATTACAAAAGAAAAGGCAAAGTTTATTATCGTAAAAAATGTGATCAATGTATCAAAACTGATGCAGGTGAAAGAACAAAATACAATTATTCATGGGTCAAAAGCGGATATAGAAAGAAAAGTATCTGTGAAAAATGTGGCTTTAAATCAAAACATCCTTCACAAATAGACGTTTATCACATAGACGGCAACTTAAAAAATTCTAGTTGGGATAACTTAAAAAGTATATGTGCTAATTGTAGTAGAATCAAAAGTCTTGACGAAGTAGGGTGGAAACAAGGTGATTTATTACCAGATTAGTAATTGCAACTGACTTTGGTTTCAGGATTAATTTGATCTTGTATAGGCTTTTCAATATCAAATTCTTCATTGATAGATGCTGAAGGTTTGAATTCACAGTCTGTAACTTTAAAAGAACAAGCACTAAACAGCAGTAAAAAACATATAAAAATTAGTTTCATAGAACATATTTATTGTGGTAGTCCTGACAGGATTTGAACCTGTATCGCTCTCTAATCTGGAGACTGTGCCGAGTATAAGCCGGGTGTTTTACCATTAAACTACAGGACTTTTGTTTTTTATTTTTTCTTTTTCTTACTGCCCCATCCCCAAGTTTTTTTAATCTTGCTAGGATCTGATTTTTGCATAGGTGGACAAATTGTTGGTTTGTTTGTTTTTAACCATTCTTTAACTGCTTGTTGTTCTGCTTCTGATTTAGTTAGTTTTGTCATTTATTTTCCTTTGAGTTGGTGCGAGCAGAGGGACTCGAACCCACACACCATAATTGATAACGGATTTTAAGTCCGTTGCGTCTACCTATTCCGCCATGCTCGCAATCACTACATTTTCTCGTCAAACGTTGACATTAAGTCTGGTTTAACTTTGCGATTAATTTCTACCTCATTGTAAAACTCATCTAGCTCTTTTGTTGATTGTGGCTGTGTGTTAATCTTTGGATCTTTTTTACGATATTGATTTAATTCAAACACTTGACACATCATGTCTTCAAGATCATCAAATCTGTGTTGATAGATTGTTTCCATAGCCATAAGAAAATTATCAATTTCATCTTGTGTCATTGTTTCACGTTGCCAAAATCTATCACGAAACAAGCGAATGTCTTCTAGCACCCAACTGGCTCGCATAATTTTTTCTTCAAGATCAAAACGATCAACCATAGTCTAATTCTCCTTGTGTTGTTACACAATAATCTATTACAAATTGTTTAAATTCTTCATAACTCACATTATGATAAGGTCCCCAATTGGCTCCTTTAATTTCGTTGCCGTTTGGGTCTTTTACGATGTGCCAAAATTTTCTTGTACAATCATCAGGATCATCGTCATACTCACAAAAATACTGATACCCAAGATATTCCATATCAGATCTCATTGTGTCACTTATCTTTAAGAAACAAACGAAACTCTTTCATACAAGAACGAGTCAGTTCGTTGACGTTATAGATTACATATTCTTTTGACATTGTATTGTAAAATCCCACTTGATCAATATGACCATTTGCTTTGTTTTTGTTAATGCAGAGCTCAATGTTTTGAGGTTTTGATTTTTTCACCAGACCAAAAAATTCGTTGATGAACTGTTCAGACATTTTGTTTTCCTTCTGTGCTGTAAATGGAAGTTTCTGTTAACGTACTCTTATAGTAGTACAGGTTTTATTTCTTGTCAACCGTTTTTGTGTTTGAATTTATTTTTTCTATGATTTGTTGTGTTTGTAATTGTAAATCTTCAATTGTAGAATTGTTGTGAATTTCATAATCAATTTTTTGATTGACCCAATCCCATTCGCTTTGGTGTATACCCATTTCTGCTAGACTGTGTTGACTAAAAGTATCTCCAGATGCGGCTTCAACTGCCATTTCATACCAATGTGGAGTTCCGCCTCTTTGCACTTTAATTAAATAACCACCTAATGATTTTATCAAACTAACTTCGTTTTTGAAACGGCAATCGCTAATTACTATTTTTTTCATGCCACTTGACACATAACGATTTTCTAAACTGTGTAGCCAAATGTTTGGATTAAAACTATCTCTAAAAACTTCTGTGCCAATCAACTGCAAAGCCAATCTTGGTGTAAAAGTTTTGAAACCTAGTTTACTACTCCACCATGGATCAGACGCTTCTCTAAATTTACGACTGGCTTCAGTTTTGCCTTCCAGCATTTCTTTTGGCCACCCAAAAATATGAGACACAGCATCTTTCAACGGATTAGCAAAAGACTCATGCTTATACCCATTGTCTTTGAAAACTTGAGCAACAGTGTCCTTACCGGCACCTATAAATCCAACAATACCAACAATCATATTAATATATTAACTTATTTTTTGTGATTAGTCAACAAAAATTATCCAATAACCCAAGTTAGTGGATCTTCGCCTGTGCCGTATGTTTCAATTTCTCTTTCAAGACGTTCCATGGCAGATTGAGCTTCTGCTTTTAAATCAGCACCATTAAGAGAAACACCACCAGCCGCACCAGGTAAAGTACCATATTTAGATCTGGCTTCACCCAACATCATTTTACACTGTGCAAGTGCATAATCTCTTATCCATGGTTTACTGTATCTTTGATCAATTAAAGTTTCAGCAGGTTTTTCCATGTAAACTTGTAACAGCACATTTTCTTTGGATCTGGGTCTTCTCATTAGTATTAATTTTTGTTTTTCTGTTACATATTTGAAGTTTAAATAACCACCAAATAGTCTTCTAACAGTTTCTTGGTATTGTGCAAATGCATCCCATGTTAGCAATCCACCTATTCTGCCACCCTGCAAAAAGTAAAGATTAGTGTAAGCAAGTTCAAAAGGATCTAAATCAACAGAACTTGATGATCCTGCAACTGATCTTCTGAAAATTTCACGAACCTCAATCACTTCTCTTGCTAGTGTATATTCTTGAATATCTTGCTGTAGTTCTAAATGAATATACGCTTCTTCTGTAGAATTTGACGATCTTTGTCTGTATCTATCAACTGCTAGATCAATTGCTTGTTCGTAGTGTTTTGGATCAAGTTCCACATCAACCATACCATCACCTAAGATGTTACGAATGTCTGTAATAAGTTCCTGTCTGTTAGTTTTCTTAGTAGCCATGTTAATAGTATTTATAAAAAGATTTTAATACAATAAATACTATGTAAGGAATAACTATGCCAAGAATTAGCTTATGGAAACCAGATAAAGGAAACGACTACAAATTTGTTGATCGTGTAGTAAAAGAACACCTATATGCAGGTGGTACGGGCGTATTTGTACACAAATACTTAGGTCCCCATGTTAATACAAACAGTATATCACATGATCAGCCAAAGAATAGCAGTTTGGGTCCAGCAAACATACAAGATCTATTATTTTTAGAAAATAGAGATAGAAAATACGATCCAGATGTATATGATTTAAGAGGTAATTATTCTTTAAATGATCAAGATTTTGATTTGACACAATTTGGCTTGTTTCAAACCAGCGATACAATTTACATTACATTTCATTTAAACAGCATGGTTGAACAACTTGGTAGAAAAATCATGCCAGGTGATGTATTTGAATTGCCGCACTTGAGAGATGATTTAAGACTTGAAGCGGCTATGATTACCTTAACAAGTAAACCAACTAAAAAGTTTAGAAAAGGTGAAACTGTCACAGGTGCAACATCAGGTACTGTTGGTACTGTTATTGATTACAATCACAATGCTAAAACTATTAGATTGTCCACTGATGGATTGTTTGATGCTAATGAAACTCTCACAGGAGAAACCAGTTCAGCAACACAAACTGTTTCATCTTTTACTCCATCAGAAAATTTAGCCATCAATAAATTTTATGTGGTTGAAGACACTGCAAGAGGTCAAGAAGGATATGATCCAGGTTGGTGGCCACACATTTGGAGATGCAAAGCAGTGGCTATGCAAGACACACAAGAATTTAGAGATATTCTTGGCAGTGGTGAAGATGCCGGAGATTTAAAAAATATTATTTCAACATATCAGTCAGATATTAATATCAATGATGCAGTTATCAATGAAGCTGAAAGAAATGTTCCAACAAAAGGAAATCAAGTTGGTCATTTATATGTTGAAGGAGAAGCATTACATAAAGTTGATCCAAAGAGTCAAGACGGAACTGCTGGAAAAGGTATTACAATATCGCACACTGGAAACAGTTTTCCAAGTTCAATACAAGAAGGACAATATGTGTTACGTACTGATTACTCTCCAAGCAGATTATTTAGAAAACAAGGTAACAGATTTATCAAAATCTCAGACAATTACAGAGGTAATTATGTGAGTTCAAACAAAGGTCTTGACAGTTTTATCAACAACAAATCTTCATCAACAGTGACAGGTGATGGCAGTGAAAAACAAAATTTAAGTAAGGTGATACCACCAAAGGCAGATTAATATGGATTACTGGTACGATCAACAAATAAGAAGATACATTTTACAATTCATAAGAATTTTTGATAATTTTTCTATTCGTGTAGGAAAAAAAGATAATTCTGACAGTGAATCATATATCAGAGTTCCTGTAAGATATGCTGATATGAGTAGAATGGTTGCACATTTACAAAGACATAATTCTGAAAATGTTATGAGTTCTGCACCTTTTATGTCTGTATATGTTGCTAACTTGCAACTTGCAAGAGATAGATTACAAGAACCTAGACTTGTTGACAAAGTACAGGTACAAGAAAGAAAATATGATGAAGTAAACGACTCTTATTTGCATGAGATTGGTAACACATACACTGTAGAAAGATTCATGCCGGTTCCATACAATTTGAACATGGCAGTTGATGTTTGGTGTTCAAACACTGATCAAAAATTACAACTTTTAGAACAAGTGCTAACACTGTTCAACCCAGCAGTAGAACTACAAGCAAATGACAATCCTTTAGATTGGACCAACATCACTAATGTTGAATTAATTGATATCAACTGGAGTTCACGTGCTGTGCCACAAGGAGTTGACACACAACTAGACGTGTCAACGTTAACTTTTAGTTTACCAATCTGGATTAATCCTCCTGCAAAAGTTAAAAAGCAATCAATTATCAAACAAATAGTTGCTAGAGTAAACAACACAGAATCAATCGATGATTTAGATTATGATCCAAGATTT